AACGATTTAGAAACTGAAAGATTTATGTCAGTAGCCAAAAGGTATGAAAAAACTTTTATGGACGCTGCTGAGATTATGATAGACATGGCTAAAGACCTCTATCTTGCAGAAGGAGATTTTAAAGTCAAAGTAAAAGACGGTAAGTTTGTAGAAAGTATTAGTTGGAAAGATGTAGACATGGATAAAGATAAGTATCTAATGCAGGTATTTCCTACCTCTGCCTTATCTAACACCCCTGCTGCTAGACTAGCAGACGTTCAAGACCTGTTAGCTGCTGGTTTCATAGATAAAGAAGATGCTTTGAACTTACTAGACTTTCCTGACCTAGAGTCTACAATGAATTTACTAAATGCAGACTCTAAAAACTTAGAAAGAATTATAGAAAAGATGATGGATGATGGTGAATACTTCCCACCTGAGCCTTATCAAAACCTTGAAAACTGTCTAAGAAAAACACAACAAGCATATTTAATGTACAAAACTCAAGGTGCTCCAGACGATAGACTTGAACTATTGAGGCAGTACATGGAAGATTGTCAAAACCTACTAGAAAGAGCTAGAGAACAGGTACCAGGACCACAAGAACTTACACAAGAATTAGCTCAGGCAGGAGCAGCTACAGCAGCAGCAGAAGTAGCTGAAAATATTCCAGAAGACCAAGACCTGTTAACTTCTGGAGCCATAGATTTAAGCCCTCCTGAAGAAGAAGAACAGGTTATAGAATAAAATATAATAAGAATACAATAGTAGATCAACAGATCGGGTACCACCCAAAAAGCTAAAGGAGCCAAAATGGAGAACTCACACGAACATCTAAATGATGTTGTAATGAACCAAAACTCTGAATCAGATGCGTATGAGGAAGTTGAGGAATCATTAGAACAAGCTAGTGAACCAGAAAAAAGTGACGATTTTTCACGCAAGTTTGCTGCTCTAAGTAGAAGAGAAAAAGAAATTAGAGCAAAAGAAGCAGAATATGACAAGCGCATAGCTGAGTTAGAAGAAAGACTTAACTCTTTTAACCAAAAATCAGAGCCAGAGCCGGAACCAGAGCTACCAATAGAGTACAGGCTAAAGAAGAACCCTCTAAAAGCACTAGAAGAAATGGGTCTTAGCTATGATAAACTGACTGAGTTAGCATTAAATGATGGGAAACTTACTCCTGAAATGCAAATGCGATTAATGCGTGAAGAACTAGAAGGTGACTACAAGAAAAAGTTTGAAGAACTAGAGAACAGACTTCTAGAAAAAGAAAAAAGTGATGAACAAAGACGCTATGACGACATACAAAGAGGTTTCAAGAATGAGATTGATGAGTATGTTAATTCTAATTTAGATAAGTATGAACTAATACAAGCAAACGAAGCAAATGATATTATTTACGACGTAATTGAGGAGCACTATAATGACACTGGCAGAATCTTGGACATAGAAGAAGCTGCTGAAGCTGTTGAAAACTACCTAGAAGAAGAAGCTGAAAAGCTACTAAAACTAGGAAAACTTCGTTCTAAGTTTGGTATAGAGAACGATCTAGAGCAAGAAGAATCCCCAAGACAGTCGCAAGTAACACTGTCGAACGCCATGTCTGCTCAGGCGAATGAAAGAGTAGCTAAGAAGTTATCGGATGAAGAAAGTAAGGCTCTTGCAGCCAAAATGTTACAATGGGATTAATAAATTTACTAAACTTAAAGGAGTTTAAAAATGGCACTTAATATGACAACTTTTGCTGCGGCTCTTAAGCAGCATTACACTCAAGACAGAATTGAGAATATGGTTTATAAAGATAATCCATTTCTCGCTATGGTTGCTAAGTATGAAGACTTTGGTGGTGAAAACCTTAAGCTTCCTATCAAGTACGGAATACCTCAAGGTCGTTCTGCTACTTTTGCTGATGCTCAAGCTAACAAGACTAACACTCAGTTAAAAGCATTCTTGCTTACTAGAGTATCTGACTACTCTCTAGCTTCTATCGCTAACGAAACTATAGAAGCTTCTAAAGGTAATGCTAACGCATTCATGGAAGCTGCTACTGTTGAAATCGATGGAGCTATCGAGTCTGCTACTCGGTCTCTAGCTATCTCTCTTTTCGGAGACGGTTCAGGTCAAATCGGTGTTGTTGGTTCACTAGCTACCACTACTGCTTCTAACGATACTATTACTCTAGCTACCATTGATGATATTACTAACTTTGAAGTTGGTATGCAGTTAAACTTTGGTACAGCTACAGCTAACAAAGAAATTTCTACTATCAACAGAGACACAGGTGTTATTATTGTTAACGCTGCTTCAGGTGCTACTACTACTGAAGCTATCTATGTTGATGGTGATAAGGACAACAAACTTAAAGGTTTAGGAGCTTGGCTTCCTTCTTCTGCTCCAAGTACTGGAGATTCTTTTTTTGGAGTAGATAGAAGTGCAGACGCTTCTCGTTTAGGTGGTATTCGTTTCGACGGTTCATCACTTCCTCTTGAAGAAGCTCTAATTGGTGCTGCTGCTAGAGTTGCTAGAGAAGGTGGAAAGCCTGATGTTTGTTTCATGAACTACTCTAACTTTGCTGACTTAGAAAAAGCTTTAGGTTCTAAAGTTTCTTATGTTGACGTTAAAGTAAGTCCTGAAATTGGATTTAGAGGTGTTTTAATTCACGGACCTAGAGGACCTATCAAAGTAGTTCCAGATCAAAACTGTCCTAAAGATGTAGCTTACATGTTACAAATGGATGTTTGGAAACTTTACTCTCTTGGTAAAGCTCCTAAGATTCTTGACTCTGATGGTCTTAAGTTCCTAAGAGATTCTTCTGCTGACTCTGTTGAAGTTAGAGTTGGTTACTACGCTCAGTTAGGGTGTAGAGGTCCTGGGTACAACGTAAGAGTTTCACTATAATTTTTTAATCGGGAAGCCTTTCGGGGCTTCCTTTTTTTTGTCAAGCTGCGTGTTGTATTACACTCAGACTAAAGGAGAAATGAAATGGCAAACAGAAGTTTTAACAGGCTACAAGCCTTAGACAAAGAAGTTAAGTTTTTATTCCTTGAAGCTAGTATCGGTGCTTCAGGTGCAGCTACTCTTGTTGAAAACAAAAGTGTAGGTATTAAGTCTATCTCTCGTACTGCTGCTGGAGAGTATGATATTACTCTTGGGGTTCCAGGTGGAGACGCAGATAAGTATCCTGCATTATTATATGCTCAAGCAGTTCTTTTAGATGCTGCTGCTATTTCAACAAATGGTGGGATGCAGTTTCAAATAGAAGCTGAAACAGTTAGCTCTGATGGAGTTATTAAACTCTTCGCTATTAGAGACACTGGAGCCATAGCTGAAATTAGAAACGGAGATGTTCTTAAGATAATGATTGTTGTTAAAAACTCTAACCTTGCCGGAGTCGGTTCAGGTAACATCTAAGGAGTCTAACAATGATTATGATGGGTCCTAAGAAAGATAAAGGCGGTCTTATGGTCGCCATCATGGAAAAGTTGAAAAACGGAAAAAGCTCATACGAGGAAGGTAAGGAGCACAACGAAGAAATGATGGAAAAAGGCGGTCATAGTTATGAGCCTGAAGTAGATGGAATTTTTAAAGCTCTAAAAGAAGAAGACAAAGGCTCCTTCGAAAAGCACTTAAAAGATTTTATCAAAAAGTGTATGAAAGACGATTACAAAGAAGAATAACTGGGGGGCGCAAGCCCTCCTTCTTTTGGGGGTATTATGGCTTCAATTACTGAAAGTTCTTTAGTATCAAGAGTTAGACAAAGAGCTGATATGGAGTCTAGTAACTTTGTATCAGATTTAGAAGTACAAACTTACATAAATGGCTCCATAGCAGAGTTACACGATTTGCTGATTCAAGTTTATGGTCAAGACTACTATGTTAGTAGTAACACCTTTAACACTACAGCAGGTACAGATACTTACGCACTATCTACAAGTGCAGGTACAGATTTTTACAAACTAAGAGGAATGGACGCAAAGTTAAATGGCTCTGACTACTTTACTCTACAACCATTTAATTTTAACGAAAGAAATATAAGACAGGAAGGCAGTCTATCTAACGTACTAGGTGTTGCTAACCTTCGATATAGATTAGTAGGTTCTAATATTATTTTTACACCTACTCCAGACGCAAACACTCAGATTAGAGTTTGGTATGTGCCAACAGCACAACAATTTAGTAGCTCAACTCCAGCTACCTCTACTACTACCTTTGATGATTTTAATGGTTATGCTGAATACGTAGTAATAGATGCAGCCATAAAATGTTTGCAGAAAGAAGAAAGTGATGTGAGTGTTCTTTACTCTCAAAAAAAAGACATGAAAAGAAGAATAGAGGAAGCTGCTAATAATAGAGATGCAGGACACCCTCTTACAGTATCAGACGTTTACTTAGAAAACAATGAGTTTTTCTTTGGCAGGAGCACTAGCTAATGTCAGTTAGAAGGTTCAATAAAGTTTTCAAACCAGGAGATCAGGAGTTCAATAGACTCCAAGACAGTATTGAACAAGCTGTAAACCCTGTTATAGATTCTAGAATAGTAAACGGAGTTTACATTAAAGAAGTAGACCTGTCAACATCTGATACTTTTGTTGAACACAAGCTAGGCAGAGAGCCACTAGGTTTTATAGTTGTAAGAAAGTTTGCTACAGGAGACGTTTATGAATCTCTCACAGATGCAGACGGTAATAACTATAATAGAAAAAGATTTATAAATATTAAAGCATCAACAAGTTTATCAAATGTTTACTTATGGATATTTTAGGAAATAACTATGGCTGAAACATCAACAACTACCTATATGAATTTAGTTTTGCCTACTCCAGGTGAACGACTAGGACCAACTTGGGCTACAGACCTTAATACTGCTCTTACAAGAATAGATCAACATGATCACTCCTCTATAGGAAGAAGCCTTGGAGTTTCTGCCCTGACCATAGATGGAGATTTAGACTTTTCTCCTGGGACTGATGATTATGCTACTATAAATAAAAAATACTCAGGGTTTGTAAATAACGCATCAACTCTGGCAGCGACAAGTTTTCCCTCTATAGTTTTTACCTTTGGGGGAGATTTATATTATAACAACGCTGCTGGAAACCAGATACAGTTAACAGACGGTGCTGCTCTTAGTTCTACTGGAGTTTCTGCGATACAGTTTGCTAAGTTTGGAGACACTATATCAGGTGGTACTTCAGGAAGTCCTAATGATATAACTGAATCTGACAATGCTTCCTACTATGTCTGTGACACAAGTACAGCAGCAGTTCATATTAGACTCCCAGCAGCTTCAGGAGCAGCAGCAGGTAGATTTTTTGTAATTAAAGACATAGGCGGCTCTGGAAGCACAAATAATATAACTGTTCACATATCAGGAACAGATACAGTAGACGGAGCTTCTAGTCATGTAATCGCTTCAAACTATGGCTCAGCTACTTTTATTTCTAGAGGTAACTCTGTTGCTTATGATGTAATATAGGAGACAACATGGCTCTTAATAAACAAGGACTGCATCTACAACTAGACCAAGGAATTAATACTAAATTTGACGACAAAGACTTACCTGTTGGAGATTTTGACTTAGTTGAAAATGTCTCATTTGAAAAAAATGGAGAGTTCAATAAAAGATACGGTTATGATGAGATAAAAGGAGACCAAGTAGGAGGTACTCAAGCTCAAACTCCTATTGGTGTTACAAAATATAAAGACCAACTATTATGGGTTTCAAGAGATCAGATTTATAGCTATAGTGCAGGAGCTAAAGTATTTGAAAATGAAGGAAGTTTTGATGCTGTAGTTCCTAAGTCTGATATAGTAGTACAAAATGGAAAAGAACAGTCAGAGTTACAATGTGCCTATTTACAAGGCTATAAAATATTTCTCTACATGGAAGGCTCAAGTCATAAAATATCTGTCATTGATGAAGAAACTAGTTCTTATGTTTTATATAATCAGTCAGTTCCAAGTTCTACTAGAACAGGTCAGTTAAGGCTTGTAGAGTTTAGTGGCAAGTTATACCTGTTTGGCTCCGATGGTTCTAATGTTTTAAAATTTCAAGAGTTTGACTTACTAGGATATCTAAGAGACGGTTTGAGTTTTGACACTTCTGGAGCTTTTACAGCAGAAGCTACCATAGCTACCATGCAATCTTCTAATAAGTATGATGTAGCTGCTGGAGCATTGTCTATAATAGTAGGGTACTACGATAACAGCGCAAGTGAACTACGATTTGCCAGACGTTACCTCACTGAAACTTCATTTACTACAGACATAGACCCTTTTAGTGTAGCCGTAACTCCTGCAAATGCCATAGACTTACATGTTGATCTTTATGGTAAAACTATTATCACGACTGCAAACGGAAGTGGTGTTGTAAAACTAGCTATAGTTGGAGCCGATGCTACACAAGTTAAGGCTCCTACTACAATAGAAGATGTAACTTCTGCTAACTTTGACTCTGCTGTAAACGTAACTTGTGCTACCATAGATGGTTTTACTTATCAAGTTTTGTATCAAGTCTACGAATCTTCCCCCTCTGTTTATACTATAAGCACAGGAACTACAGCAGCTTCTACTACAGCAGACTTAGATTACACATGGTCAAATCATCATGTAAGAAAAAATACATATAGTTATAGCACAGGTACAGCAGGTACAGCTTCTACTATTATGAGAGGAGTTGGTCTAGCTACTAAAGCTTTTGTACAAGATCAGAATGTTTACACAACTACAATACGAGAGGCAGAATTATATGCTACTTACTATGTAGCAAAATCAGACGGCTCTATACAATCAAAAATTAGTCAAAATACAGGTGGTAGTCTACTTAACTCTATAAGAAAAAGAGCTGGAGTATCTACTGGTTTTTTTAACTATAGTGCTACAAATACTGATGCAGTTTACACTGTACCAAGCCTTAGTAATGTTCCTAGTATTAGTGCAGAAAAATTTTTAACAGTGACTAAAATACAAGGTGTTATAGAAAGTGGAACTGAAGGCACTACAAACTACTACAGTTTATACGGAGTAAATAGTACAATCTTAGACTTTAGTAACGAGATCGTAAATCAGACAGAAGAACTTGCAGAAAACTTACACTTCTCAGGTGGTCAGCTAAAGGCATATGATGGTAATGTTTTAGTAGAGCAAAACTTTAACTACCCTCCTGCCAAACTGTTTTTAGGAAACAGAGCAGCAGGTACGAGTACAAACTTTGCCTTTCAGAGACCAGGCTCAGGTACAGACGTTTATAAATACAAAGCTATATTCAGTTGGACCGATGCTGAAGGTAACATTCACAGGTCAGGATTATCCGATGAAATTAGTTTTCCTTATGAACATACAGCTAGTAATGCCTACCTACTATCTTCAGAAGTTTACATACCCTCTCTACCTCTTACACAAAAAGAAAACGTCTATATAGAAGTCTACAGGACAGAAGCTAATGGTTCTATATTTTACAAGACTAATGCAGATAGTGAGTTTACAAAGTCTCAAACCTTTGATCCTGTAGATAATCAACCTACAGCAGACTGGCTTTTATTCTTAGATAAGACCAAAGATACAGACTTAGTAAGTAATGAAGTTCTCTACACTACAGGCGGAGTCTTAGAAAACACAAGTCCTCCATCTTGCTCTATAGTTTCTAGTTTTAAGAACAGACTCTTCATGGCAGGGCTAGAGAATAAACTAGAGTTACGATTTTCAAAACTACTAACACCAAAGGTAGGAGTTGAAATGAATGATACTCTTAGTATTCTAGTGTCACAGGTCGGTGGTGACATTGTAGCTCTAAAAGCCATGGACGACAAGCTTGTAATTTTTAAACAAAATGCAATTTTTTACTTAGCAGGTGATGGTCCTAATAATCTTGGAGAACAAGATACTTTCATTGAACCTCAACTAGTGTCTTCTGATGTAGGGTGCGCTGTAAAAAATAGTGTCGTCTTAACACCATTTGGTATCTTTTTTAAGACAGGTAAGGGTATTTACTTACTGACTAGAGCACTAGGATTGGAATATGTAGGTGCAGACGTAGAAGATTATAATAATCTCACAATAACGAAGGGTGACATTTACCCCAAAGACAACGAGATAAGGTTTTTGACTTCTGAAGGACAAGCCTTAGTTTTTAATTATTATAGACAGTTTTGGGGATTATATGGGAACCACCGAGGAGATAGTTCAGTAGTCATAGGGTCAGACTACTACTACGTTCACAAAGATGGTAACGGTAACAGAGTATTTAAACAAAATCCAGAAAAATATGACGATGCAGGAGACCCAGTAGAGTTAGTACTAGAAACAGGATGGATAAACCCCTTTTTGAAACAGGGTGCCATGAGAGTCTATAAGATGTTGATATTAGGTGACTATTACTCACCACATCAACTTAAAGTTAGTATCTGTTATGACTACAAGGACTATTACTCTCAAACAAAAGTTATAGATGTTACCGATTATACAGAAGTCTATGACTATGGAAAACCTGGACAGGAGATAAAGTCTACAGGAGTAACAAAAGGTTACTATGGCGACCCAGGTGGTACCACTGGTACCCATACTACAGCCATTGCATATGGTGGTAAAAACGTAATGCAGTACCAAGTAAGAGTTGACTTTGACCTACAAAAATGCGAAGCTTTTAAGATTAAGATAGAATCAGAGCAACAGGCAGGTCAACTAGGTAGAGCCTTGGGTCTTAGTGACCTTACATTCATAGTAGGAACAAAAGGAACTGAATATAAGATTAAACAAAGTAGAATCTTTGGAACTAATTAAGGTTTAATTATGAAAAAAATTAGATTAGTAGGTAAAAAACTTTATAGGGTAGGTCCTCTTAAATGCTACAAGGACAACCATCATGGTCATGGTTCAGGTGGTACGTACTCTTCTTCTAGACCTCAAGGCTATGGCTCTGGCTCCGGTGGTGGTACTTACATGGGTTCGGATAGAGGTAGACGGTATAAAGAGTCTGTTGTAGTAAGAGAAGCCTTAGAGAAAAAAAGAAAAGAAGACAAAAAGAAAAGACTTGAAGAAATGATGAGAAATGACCCAACTGCTTTTAAGGGAATGTTAGAGTCTTCTGACCCAGAAACAGCAGCAATGGCAGAAGCAGCCGCAATGGGTGAACAAAATAAAAAAGAAGCTCAAATAAAGAAAGACATAGGAATAGAAAAGAAAATAAAAAATATGTTAAAAGAAGCACTTCCTAACATAGCCTTAGACATAGTAGGTCTAGGTAATGTAGGTTTAGCAACAGCCTTAGCCAGTAAACTTTTATCTCCAGAGAAAAAGGCTCAAATAGTAAAAAGTCTTGAAGACAATATTCCAGGTGCTAAACAATTAAAAGCTGCTCTTGCAAAAGAGCCTGAAAGTGTTTCTGATGCAGAAGTACAAGCTGCTCTAGATTCTGGGGAGTATGATAATCCAGATAATCCAAATGTTTATTCAGGTTCTCCTAGAACACAGAAAGCTCAACAAGAATCAAAAGGTGGAGACAAGTTTACACCTCCTCCTATAGCAAATGTTAAAATAGCTCAAACTGTAGTAGAACAAAAACCAGAGGACAAAACTCCAGCAGCTATGTCTGAAGCAGACCTTACAGCCATGTTAGAGAAAAGAGCTAAAGGTGAAGACTCTTTAGTAGAAAGAGAAGCTAAAATGGCTAGAGAACGTGGTCTAGCTCAACAACTAGCCTCTGTAAGAGGAGCTAGAGGTGCTACAGCAGGTCAAAGACTTAGAGCACTTCGTAGAGGCTCTGAG